TGCTGGCCCTACACCATGTTTAGATGTATATGAATGAAACGATATGCGGTAATTGTGGCTGTCCTATTGATAAGCACTATTGCAATTACGGTTACTGTCTTGGTTGTCTTGGTTGTGATGGCTACAGTTTAAGGAAACATATGGAAATAACTAAAGAAATCAATGACAAGCTAGTTGAATGGAATGCTCTAAAACATCAACTGAATATGATGAGTGTTCGCGAAAATGAATTACGACGCGAAATAGTCAAAAGCTTGTTTACTGCAAAGCCGGGTACCGAACGTCTGGAGCTAGGCAACGGCTACACACTGAAAGCTGTTAAGAAAGAAAACTTCACGCTTAAGAACAACAACCACGAAACTGAAATTGCCTTAGCTAATTGGGATCAACTAACGCGCAATACGTTGGTTAAGTGGAAGCCTGAAATTAGCATCGCTGCTTATAAAAACTTGACCGATGATCAGCGTAAACACTTGCTCGATACTTGCCTTGAAATTAAGCCGGGTATGCCAGAACTAGAAATTGTTGCTCCAGCTGTAGTTGTTGAGGCAGCTAAAAATGCTTGACAATATACCCGACCATGAAATCAGAACTGTACTAACTACGGCTTTTGTCTGTTACGTAGAAATCAGAGAAAGATGCTCTTATGCTGAAGCGATTGATAAAGTAGCTGAATTATGCGCAGTCGTTCACCAACATATGCTTAAACATCCTATTGAAAGGAAACAAAGCTAATGCCTAATTCCATCTTTGGTTGGTCATTGCCGCCCGGTGTCACTATGCGAGACATTGACCCACCAGAGCAACCATGTCACAAATGCGGCAAATACGATTGTGTTTGTCAAGAGTGTTTGGTATGTGGCAGCTACGGCTGTTTGACACATGAGACACACATCTCTATCTATGCTCGTCTTCAGATACTACGTATGCAGGTTCAAGCGGCTGAAGTAGAACTAAAGTTACGCGGCTTACCCACAATGCCAGCTGACCTCAGCCCCGCACAGTGGAACCAAGCGTGAAGCTAGCTCAACATCGCTTGTGTTATTTATCCATTGCAATTGTTGCATGGATATATGTTTTTTGGCTCATCATCATGTAGCCATGTAGTTAAAGGATATATGCAAATTCAATACACTGACCGTATCACTATCAAAGACGGTATCAAGTGCTTGGTGTTTGGCCCCGCTGGTATCGGCAAGACACCGTTGCTAGCTACAGCCCCGGAGATGTGCATTCTATCGGCTGAAAAGGGTTTGCTTAGTTTGCGTAAAACTCATACTGCTTACCTCGAAGTCAATGACATTAAGAGCTTGTATGAAGCTGTTGATTGGTTGCTCCGAGCTAATGAATCTCGCCGCTTTTATAGTTATGGTCTGGATTCACTATCTGAAATAGCTGAAGTTGTATTTGCTGACAAGAAAACAAAGAATAAAGACATTCGTGCAGCGTACCGTGAAACACAAGATGATATGTTTGCTTTGGTTCGACGTTTCCGAGATATACCACAAAAGAATGTAGTGTTCATAGCTAAGCAATATGAAATGACTCTTGGTATGCAACCTAATACATACCGTCGGGCATTCCCGGTTATGCCATCTGAAAAGCTCGTTAACGGCATCCCATATTACTTTGACTTGGTAATGCATATGTATGCTTGGAATGAACAATACAGAGCATTACACACCAAGGAATCACCGTATTATTTCGCTCGTGATAGATCAGGTATGCTAGCTGAAGTTGAACAACCAAACCTAGCTTATATCTTCCACAAAGTAACCAGTTAACTGAAAGGCTAACAATGACACAATTTGGTTTCGACGTATCACAGTATGAGCCATTCGGAACTTATATAAGTTATCCGTTGGCTAAATACCCGGTTGAGATTGTCAATGTCACAACCGATAAAACAACGACTGACCCAACCCAAGGCAAGATGGTACTTCATCTAAAGATTCTCGATGGCCCGTACTCGGCTAGTGTCTTTCAGTACATGTTGAATCTTTGGAACAAAGATCCAACGGCTGTTGACTTGTCTAGACGCAAGCTGTCATCTGTCTGTCGGGTAATCAAGCGTAAAGCTCAAACCACCGAAGAATTGATTGGCGGTAGGTTCATTGCTTTGATTGGCCCACAAGACAATGATCCTAAGTATTCCGAAGTTAAGCAAATATGGGATTTAGAAGGTAATGACCCGGCTGGCGGAGTTACTCAACCACCAGCTGCACCTGTAACTGCACCACCGGCTGCCCCACCAGCTGCCCCAATGAATGCACCGGCTTGGAACTATGCTAATCCGGCAGCTTACTTGCCTAATGCTCCGTCTAATCCAGCCGCACCACCGTCACAACAGCCCCCGGCATGGCCAGCTGGCCCACCAGCGGCACCTAGTGGCCCACCGACTGGTTGGGGAGCACCTACTGGCCCTACAGCCCCACCAGCGGCACCTGTAGCACCTTGGGGAGCACCAGCAGCGGCACCTGTAGCACCTTGGGAAAATCCAGCTGCCACACAAACAAAACCACCTTGGGCTAGTTAGTCCATTCACTGACTGGCTCATGGTTAATAGCTGTGAGCCAGTTTTTATTTATGCGACCAATATACAGACGTTTGGCTAAACATTACGGTGTACCGGGCTGGTGCTTTAACCACTACGGTATTACTCAGTTCCTAGCTTGCACAGAACTAGCTAGACAATTAGTTATTGCCAACATGCGATTTGAATTGAAAGGAAGAAAACAATATATGCCAACATGCGAGTTTAACAAGATTCAAAGTGTCATGACTGATTGGGTTGTTAGAGTGCTTGGTCTATCATCCATGCATCGCAAAGAACGAGTTAAACGATTCTTTGAAGAATCGGTAGAATTAGCCCAAGCTACCGGTTTAACTGTTAAACAAGCTCACCGGCTAGTTGACTTTGTATATAACAAGCCAGTTGGCGGCATTAGTCGTGAAATTGGTGGAGTATATACCACGCTGGTTACACTGGCCCAAGCTTGTGACAAAGACACACTTATATGTGCTTTGATGGAAGTTGATAGAGTACATAGCTTGCCACCTGAAAAGTTTCAGAAGCGGCAACAGCAAAACATAAAGGATGGTATTGGCCGGTAAGTATGCAACCGCGTCACTTAACTATTGTCTATTCGCCTAATGTCAGTGGTGGCGGTATTCATTTTGTGACTATAACTAACAAACCTAACTGGAATCTAGTAAAGGAACAAACTAATTGGTGTCTAGAATATTGGGGCATTCCAGCATTATGCTTTGATACCTTTGAAGATGCCAGACAGTATCTAATGCGAGTAGTTTAACTATGATATTCGAGAATAGACCGTATCAGACCAATGCAATCAAAGCATTCTTTGACTACTTTACTGTCAAAAAAGGCAATCCAGTTCAAGCTCTGCCAACTGGTACGGGTAAGTCATACATCATAGCTAAGATTGTCAAACAAATATTGGAGTACTGGCCCACTCAAAGAATACTTTGCCTAACTCACGTCAAAGAGCTAATCAAAAACAATGCTGAGACTCTAGAGCGTATCTGGCCCGGTGCTCCGGTTGGTATCTATTCAGCTGGCTTAAAAAGACGTGAATTTAACTTACCCATCATCTATGGTGGTGTTGCCAGTGTCATTAATCATCTTGAAGACTTCCGACATCGAGACTTGTTATTAATTGATGAGGCACACTTATTAGCTCCAGATGATGACACCATGTATCAAAAGATCATCGCCTATCTAATACAAATCAATCCAAAGCTTATAGTAGCTGGCTGGACAGCCACACCATACCGTACCGGACAAGGCTTAATCACTGATAGCGGCTTATTTACTGACATTAGCTTTGACATCACTTATCTCGATGCATTCAACAAGCTGATTGATGACGGCTACCTAGTTAGACCGATCAGCAAAAAGACTCAAATTCAATTGAGTGTGGGCAGCGTTGGCTTAGGTTCTGATGGTGACTATAACAAGAAACAGCTACAACATGCGGTTGATGCACCAGATATAAACTACCAAGTCTGTAAAGAAATGCTTGAGTATGGCTGGAATCGGCATACATGGCTTGTGTTCTGTTCTGGTACTAAACACGCTGATAGGATAGCTGAAATGTTACGCTCGTTTGGTGTCACTGCTTATGCAGTACATACCAAGCTAGGGCCGAAC